AATCCAGCCGTTCCATGAGCCGTGCGATTTCCGACTCGCTCATTGCTCGCCGCCCTCCGATCCCCGAGAATCCGCCGGCGGTTCGGTTCCAGCCGTGCCGCCATTGCCCCGGACGCTCCGGCGTCGCGGGGCTCTGCTCTGCTTCATTGCCACTACCCCGTTGCCCATGATTTCCACGAGTAGCTATCCGCCGCGCTCTTGAGGCAGACATAGACGACGGATGCCGCGCCTGATGCCCCAGGGATGCCGACGAAACAGAACTCGTAGTCCTTCGACGCGGTGGGCAGCGCGCTCCGCAGGATGAGCCGCGGCATTCCGCCCCGGATCGCAGCGCCCACCATCCGATCGCGGCGGATCTGCTCGAGATCCCGGAGCACGCGCGCCTCGTCTTGCGCTTCCATCAGGCGTACTCCATAACCCGCAATGTCACGTTCGCGAGCATCACCGATTGGGTGGCCCCCTTGTAGGTCGCCTCTTTCGTATCGACGCGAGCCACTTTGAGATAACCCGTGCCGCCCCACGGGTCGCGGTAGGCAACCGGGGCACCCGTCGGGTCCGCCAGCGCTTTGAGCGCGGTGAGTTGAGCCTTTGCCGACTTCCGCTGCGATGTCTTGTCCTCGAACTCGCCACCGCCGAGGACGAACGTTGCCGTGATGAGGTCCGTGGTAATCGGGTCGAGCGCCCCGCGGATCACGATGTCGCGGAGCGAGACAGCTACGTCGACTTCGCCCTGTGCCTTCGCCGGGACCTTGAAAACCAACTGGCAGTAGTGGCCGACGGCGGACGCCGACGCGGGGAAGAATGCCCGCTGTGGCCCCGTCGTCCGGAAAGTGCCAGCCGCGCCCGTGTTGTCGTTCAACTGATAGGCGGCCGCTTCGTCGAGCGCCGCCCAGACTTGCAGGCCCGGCGTGTTGGTCTGTGGAGAGGCATCCAGCCAGAACTCCACTTCCCGGTACGTCTTCTGGACGTTGCGTGAGGGCTGTGGGTAACGCGAGGTGTAGAACTGCGCATCGTCGCGGGCGAGCGAGATGTTCGGGTCGTTGGCGACGGTGAGGTCCGCGCGGGGCAGCTTGTAGACGTACGGCTTTGCGATCGTCTTGGTCGGGTCTACCTGCAAGGCGACCACGTAGCTGGCCGCGTCGCTGATACCGGGAACGGTGTAGTAGACGGTGATCCGCATCGCCGTGACCTTCGCCGTCGCCCCGGAACCAGCCACAGCGGAAACGGCTGCGCCGAAGGCCGCGTCGTTCACGTCAGAGGGTGAGAGCGTCGTCCCCCAGAGATCCTGCGCGCCGCCGTAGGAAACCCATTCGTCCGTGACCCCCCAGTGCGTCGCCGACGCCTTACTGTTACCCGCGACCGAACCGGCCTTCACGAGCTTGACCAGGTTGTCGTAGGCATCGACGTAGGTGAATCCGCCCGCAAGCGTTGCCGCGTCGCCCGAGGTGACCACCACGTCCTTCGCTCCGGCCGTGCCTGCCGGGACCACGCAGGTGATGACCGTGGAAGACACCACAACGACCGAGGTACAGGCAACGCCGTCGATGGTGACGGTTGCCCCGGTGGCAAAGTTCGTGCCCGTGATGGTCGTCGAGACGCCGCCGGCAAGCGGACTCTTGGCCAGCGAGAGAGCAGTGATCGTCGGCGCGCCGTAAGTGAAGCCGCCCGTGCTCGTGACGCTGCCAGCCGTCGCCGTGAGCACCACGTCCACTGCACCAGCCGCATGGGCGGGGACGACGCAGGTCACGTTGTTGTCATCAATGACCGTGACGCTGGTAGCGGAGGAGCCACCGAAGGTGATGGCCGACGTGCCGGTGAGGAGCGTGCCCTTGATGGTGACTGTTGCGCCGCCCGCTGTCGGCCCGCCCACGGGAGAGATCGAGGTGATGGTTGGGAGCGCCGGGCGGATGGCGACGAGATGCCAGAGGAGCGCAGGAACGCTGCCGCCGGTGAGCGTGTCGAGGGTGAAGCTGTAGCTGCCCTGGCTGCCCGCCGTCGTCGTGAGATGCCGGTAGAGGGCGAAGATGCGCGCCGCCGTCGGGAGGCCAGTGTTGAGGTCCAGTATCTCCGTCATCGTTCCCGGAGGGGTGACCGAAGACGCGGAAACGCTCGAACCCAACTGCCCGACAATGGACGCGACGAGCATCGCGTTATCCGTGATAGTCGTAATCGGCCCGACCGTAAACGGATTGGTGCCCGTCAGGTACGAACCGCCCGCCTCCGCGTCGATCGGATTCGACGTGTCCGCCCCGCTGTAGACGGAGATGGCCGCCGCCATCGCGAAGTTGAAGCTGGAGTTGTACGACCCGCTGATTGAGACGCTGCCGGTCGAGATGTCGCCTGCCGTGAGGACGCGGTACCACGTGATCGGCCCGTAGTAGTTGGTTCCGTTCGTGTAGCTCTGGTTTCGGAGCAGGGTCCAGCCGGAGGGGCTGTTGATGCTGACCGCGCGCCCTTCGTAGTGAAGCCGGAGAATGGCAAGCTGCCCCGCCCCTGCGCTCGCGTGAAGCGAGATTGTTAGCGGCGAACTGTCCGCAACAGTGGCGCTGGTCGTACCGACGTGGGCGATCGTCATCCGACGCTCCGCTTGATCTCGACCATCACGCCCGTGATCGTCGCGTTGCTCGGGATGGCAAACCCGAAGGCTCCCTTGAGGTAGTGGCTCGTGCCCGCCGCCGCCGTCGCATAGCTCGAATCGTCCGCGGTGATGTTCCCCGGATTGCTCCAGCTAATCGACCCGACGGCGTTGTCATCGCTCCCGCCCGTGGGGTAGAGCGGGACCACCGGCTGTGAACTCAGGGAGACGATCGCGACCGCCTCGAAGCTCCCCGTGACCTGGTGGTGCAGGTGCGGAATGAGCGGCTTGCGGTCGGCGTTCGCCGCGGGCGGCAGCACGCTTCCAAGCGTGCCCACGCCGTCGTAGTTGTCATTGATGACGAAGTAGGCAGCTTTGCCGTAAGGCGCTGCCCCGGCCACGCGCCCCCAGCCGCCGGCGCTGATCCCGCCCTCGAACGCGCCTTCCTGTTCCGGGCCCACGAACTCCCAGGCCCCCGGCCGCCAGCGAATCCAGCCTGCCTTGTGGGGGATGAGCAGGTAGCCGTTGCTGTACTCCATCCCGATGCAGTTGTCGTTGTCGGCGATGGCCCGGAGGTCGGGGATCTCGAGGATGGGCTGGAGGTTTTCGTCGAGCGAGAACAGCCCGTCCGGCTTGCCGCACATGAGGTAGCGGTCCCAGCTCGCGAGGTCGAGCACGTCCTTCGTCGTGTCGCCGATCTCCGTCGCCGCGCTCCAGTCCCCGCCCGTCATCGGGTCAGCCGAGACGGAGTAGACGCTGTTCGCCTTCGCCCGCCAGAGCTTGCTCTGGAGGACGTAGAAGCATGCCGCCTCGTAGCCCGTCGGCCCCTTCGTCCACGTGTCCGCCGTTCCCGCTGTCGACGTGGCCGTGTTGATGGCGTGCGTGCCGCCTGTGGTGCTGTCCGTGGCCGTGATCTGCGGGGGGCTGGTTCCCGCCAGCGACGCACCCGCGCCCGTCATGGTGATCGTGTGGGTGTAGTTGGGGCTGCTGCCCGTCGTTACGACCGTGACGAGTTCGAGTCCGGCAATAGCCTGTAGCGCGGCCTGGACCGCCGACTGCCCCGCGTTGTAGGCGAGCGCACTGGTTGTCTTGCCGTCGAACGTCAGGGTGTAGGTGCCAGCCGTCGGTGTGCCCGAGATGATGACCGTCTGGACTTCGGTTGACGAAGCAACGACGGTCGTCAGTTCGTGGAACTCCACGAGCGAGCCGCCCGCGCCGTTTCGCAGTGGGACGTAGGCCTTGTCCTTGAAGATGCCCGGCCGCCCCGCCACGACGTAGCCGCTGCCGAAGTCGTGGATCTCCATGATCGGCCAGACCGCGCCCGCCGTGTCATCGATGGCGTACTTGGCCGCGTACCGGCCCCGCAGGACGTAGAGGTAGTTCTTGTGAAAGAGCAGCCAGCCACGGTAATCCGTGGTGGTGATGCTCTGCCCCGTCGCGAGCTCGGGCCATGTTGCCAGCTTGTTCGGCGTGCTCGCGTCCCAGCCGGTCGCTCGTTCGTAGACACCGGGAAAGCTGGCGAAGCTGAACCCGCCGCCGTTCGAGAAGTCCGACAGCGGGATCTCGAACTCCTTTTCGGGGTCCGCGCCCTGCGCAGGAATGCTCTGGACGGCCCACGTGCGCGAAGCGTTCCCCGCCTGCTCGGGCGTGGCCACGAGGTACCGCTGGCCGTTGATCTCGGCGACCAGGATCTCCTCACGCGGCGAGCCCCCGGTTATCTCCGCCATCTCAGAGGCCCTTCACCATGCCCGTGGGCTTCTCGTAGTGCTGATTCCAGTCGAGGAGCGCGGCCTGGTACTCACCCGCGTACTTCCCCGGCTGGAGCGTGTTCATCTCCTGGTACATGGCGAGCACGACGGCGCGGCGGGCGATCTCGAGGTCCGCGACTGTCACGTCCCCGTCCCCGAAGAGCTGCGCATCCGTGCGGTTGACTTCGACGATCACCGTCTGATCGGTCGATGGCGCGGGGATGATTTCGAGTGAGATGGTCATCGGCCCGTTCTCCACGTAGTCCCAGAAGCGTCCGTTGCTGTCGGCGTTCACATCCGTGTCGATGCCGTTGCTGTCCGTGGTGCGGAGGAGCACACGGCGAATCCGCTGGCGCGTCACGTAGGAGGCGTGAGTGCCGAGCGAGAAGCGCGTCTGGCGCGTGCTCGTTCCCGCCCCGAGGTTGAGTTGATCCACGAACCAGTACCGTTGCAGGCCGTCGCGCACCGCCCGATCCCACGAGTACGGTTGCCCTGTCTGGTCGATCGGCGGCTGGAGCAGGAAAACGTGATAGACCTCCCCGCTCGTTGGCGCGTTCGTGTAGGCCCGGTCGAAGGACAGCGTGCCCGTGGAAGCGTCGAAGCCCGACGCCTTCACCCGCCGGCAACGGTCGCCGCTGGCCGCCGCATCCGGCCGGTAGACCCATGCCCCTTCGAGGAAGGTGGCGTCGATCCCGCTGTCCCTGAGTGCCGCATCGATGAGCGTCGTAAGCGTGCCCGTCTCAGAGCAGGTGCCATTGAAGCCCACACCCGCGCCACGTGCCGCCTCGAGCCGCAGCCGCAGGAGGGTGAGCCCGGCGGGATTGATGACCTCGCTCTGGTCGCTCTCCGTCGTCGTGCTGCTGTTGTAGAGGGAATAGCGGTAGTAGGAGTTCGCCGTCCCGTTGGTGTCGGTCAGCGTATAGGCCAGCGTCGTGCTGACGAGGGTGGCCGTGGTGACCGGGAGACCGGTGAACGGGTAGACCGAGGGGTCCGTGCCGCGATACAGGCGGATGGTGTCGTAGTCGGCAATTTGATCCGCTGCGTCTTCGATGTAGATGTCGACCGTGACGGTCATCGCGCACTCCTGGGCGGATGGCGTCACGTGGACACACGAAGCGGGCTAGCGGGTCAAGTGCATACGCACCTTTGCGGAATCATACCACCTCACGGCCCGAGGTTTGCACTCCCACCGCCACGCGGGCGCGTGTCGCGTGCTCTGCCGCCCGTGAGGCGCGTGGTAGACGCTCGGCCGCCGGAAAGGCGCGAGACCGAAGCGCGGCCTCCGGTAAGGCGTGAGACGGTCGCCGTGCCGCTTGCCGGGAGACGACTGAACGTCGCCGTTCCCGAGCCGGGAGCTTTCGTCACGCCGACCGAGATGCACCCGGCGAAGGTGAGATCCGCGGTGGCCGTCATCGAAATTACACCGGCCGTCGCCACCTCCACGCGGAAGATGCCGACAGAGGCGTCCATGAGCAGGTCTTTGGTCGCGGCAACACTCAGAGCCGCTGCCTGGGCCACGTCATTCCCGATCTGGCCGGTCGAGCGGTAGACGTAGGTGTACAGGGTAGGGGTGCCGTCCGAGGTGAGGCTGACCGATACGGCGGCGGCCTGAGCGAGGTCGAGGGTGACCGTGGCCGAGATGGCCGCATCATTAGCCAGGTCCTTGGTTGCCGTGGTGGTCACGGCCGCCGCCTCTACGAGGTCGAGGGTGACCGGCGCTGTCAGCACCGCGTCGGTCGCAACGTCCTTCGTGTTCGTCGTCTGGACAGCCGCCGCCGTCGCGAGATCCAGCGTGACCACGGTCCCAGTCGAGAGCGCCGCATCACTGGCTACGTCCTTCGTGCCCGTGGTCGTAACTACCGCCGCTTCGGCAACGTCCTTCGTGCCGACTGTCGTGACGGCGGCTGCCTCTGCGAGGTCGAGGGTGACGGTGCGCTGAATTGCCGCCGCTTCGGCAACGTCCTTCGTGCCCGTCGTGGTGACAGCGGCGGCTTCCGCGAGGTCGAGCGTGAGCGTGCGGGTGACGATTGCGTCTTCGGCTACATCCTTTGTGGCCGGAGCCGTCGTGGCCGCTGCACTGGCTACATCCTTGGTCGCGGGGGCGTTCAGCGCGGCATCGGAGGTTGTGTCCTTCGTGTTCGTTGTCGAGACGGCGGCCGCTTCGGCGAGGTCCAGCGTGACCGTTACCGGGGCGGTGTAGGTGACAACGAGCTTCGGATCGTTCGTCGTGCCGGTCTGATCGGCCGAATATACCTGCAGGTACTCAAAGCCAGTAGGGGCAGTATTTGCGGCAGTTCGATCGGAAGTTAGAAGGAATCGCGTTACGGCTGTTTTGCTGACATTCGACTGGAAGTTCGTCCCGTCTTCCGTGAACGTGTTGTATGCACCCGTCGTGTAGCCCGAAGTGGCGAACGTCCCGAGCCGCGTCTTTCCTGACAGGTTGGCTCCCGCCACGAAGTCCGCCGTTGTGAGTGACACGCCCCAATCCCACAGACGGGCCTCAACTGTAAAGTCTGTCGTGGTGTGATCGGAGAATCCGAAAAGGGACAAGGCAACCGCAGAGACCGTCGCTCCAGAGCCAAGCGCTGACGTGTCGAATGAGACGGCTGCCTGGTAGACACCATAGGTAGGCGAGGAAAAGTATTGCCCGATCAGGATTCCCGTGAAGGTCGTGTCAACGGTCAGTGTTCCGGTTCCTGCCCGCGCTGTTGAGTACACGGAGCTAGAGGACTCGAAATAGCCGTCGGCCGCGTCTGCGAAAACCGTCAGGGTGCTCACTTGGCGACCGCCAGAACCGCATCACACAGAATGCGCCGCACCGTGCCCAGTGGGTCCTCGCTGCCGTCCTCGGTCTTGAAGGGCGGGTTCACAAACTGGAAGGGGTTATCGAGCGTCAGCGGTTTTCCATCGCGAGTCGCGCTCAGGACGACCTCGAAGGCACCGTGACCGTTCGCCATCTCACGGAATACCGGCCCGCTTTCGATGGTGATCGTGATGCCGTCCAGCGTGAACGTCCGTTGAGCAGCGGGTAGTTTCTCAGCCGCCGTCACGAGCACCGCCGCCTTAGCCCGTGCGCGCAGCTTCGGGTCCTGGCCGATGCCATCAAGCACGCGTTCGATAGGCCCTTTCGCCACGACCTACGCCACCTCAATCGGCCCAGGCTCGGGCTGGCTGATCTGCAATTCCAGCATCCGCTGGTCGATGAACGACTCCGGGCAGCTCACCGGCTCCCGCAACCCCGGACGCCAGTAGAACAACCGCCCCCGCACCGTCACGCCGTCCTCGGACTCGCGCCCGGCTCCGAAGACGACGCCCAGCGTCCGCAGCGAGCCGCCGCCCTTCCCGAAGGTGTCGATGCCCCGCTTCCGATAGAAGATGGGCCGCAACTCTTCCTCATCTCCCGTGAGCGAGAAGCCGCCGGGACCGAACAGGGCGTTGGCCCGAGGTTCCCGCAGGGGGATGCGCCAGTGCGGCACCCGCCGCCCGTCGGGAAGGAGCTCCATGATCAGGAGATTGGACGCACCGGGCCGCGCGAGCCGGATGGAGGCGTCCCCTTCCGGCTCGTCAATGAAGACCGAATCGTCGTGATAGACGAGCCGCCACTTCACCCGGTGCGTCGGTGCGTTCACGCCACGTCTCCGAACTCGGCTTCGAGCGCGGCGATGGTCGCGGCCGCATCCTCAGCCGTCGGCAGGTTCTCGTACGACTTGCCCCGCAGCGCCTCGAAGTTCGCGGGGGAACCGGAAGGCTGACCGCTGGCGTCAACGATGTGCCGGCCGAGGCTGGCGAGCTTGCCGGGAAGAGGGCTGTGGCCCTCGAAGGGATCGGTGTCAGGCTGGGTCATGATTGCCTCCTAAACCGGGTCCGACCATTCGCCGAGACCGAACGGATCGCGGTAGTGCCCGCGTTCGTCAGCGGCGCTGTGGTGCAGAGAGCGTGAATCAGCGTGGTATCCGGCATCTTGGGGGACAGAACTGGCCCCCTCCGTCCACGTCCATCGGAGGCTCGGCACGCTCACCGCGCTCCCCGCCGTTGTGTTCGTAGCGTCGACACCGAGCGCGACCTCGACGAGGTTGCCCTGGCCGCCCGTGGTCGAGTAGCCGCCGGCGGCGTAGGTCGAGCCGGCCCCGAGGGCAGGCATGGCCGAGGCCGTCGCGCTGTTGAGCGTTGGCGCGGTCGAGTTGTTGTCGCCCGTGGCGGTCGGCGCGGCGGTCGCCTGGACGTAGGAGCCGACGGCGTGGGAAGTGACGTGCCAGAGCTTCGTCCCGGTCGTCGCCTCAGACGTGACCTTCTCCACCTTGGCTGCGGTCATGGTGAGCGAGCCGGTCGCGGTGATGTTGATCTGGAACGTCTTGATGTAGGAGAAGTTCGTCCCCGTCGCGGTGGGCGTGGGGATGGCGGTCGTGCCCGTGAGGGTATCGACGCGGTTGAACTTCGCGGTCGTTGCACCAACGTCGGCCCATGTGGGCGTTGCGCCGGTGCCGTTCCTGATCGCTACGGTCATCGCCATGTGCTCACCCCTCGTTCCACGACAGGCGCAGAAGGTTGGTTTCGTCGAAGGTGTTGCTGCCCGAGCCGTACAGGTTGAACGTGTAATCCAGCCCGAAGCAGAGCCCCGGAACAGTGCTTTCCCCAACCCACGGGGACACACTCGATGTGCTGATCGCGTATGTCCCGAAGATCACCTGCGTGGCGCTGGGCCAGAGTGGCAATGCCGCTCCTACGCCCGAATACATCGCGGGAGCGGTGATGTTGTTGTCGCTTGTGGCGGCCGGCGTAAATGACGGCGGGTAGAGCAACCCGTTCCCGTCTCCGGTATCCACGAGCGGTTCGTTTCTGAGCCAGAACTTGATGCCCGCCTGGGCTTCGTTCTGTTTCTTGGAAAGGGCTACGCCTGAAATACTCCGCGATAGTCCTGTACCATCGTCGTTGAACGCCCACGTAACGTACCTGACAGCGGAAAAGTTCGTTCCCGTGGCCGCTGGAATGGGCACGTTGGTAATCGTCGAAAGATCGGCGTTGTACCTGAACTGAACTTTGGAGAGCACCTGCCAGACGTTCAGACGGATGTCTGACTGGTACCACGTGACCGTCGAAGTCGCCACGCACCTGCTACCCCTTACGCTTCCCGTGGTAGTTGGGGCCGCCGGGGGCCGCGCCCTTGGCTCGCGCACGTGCGCCGATCACGCCGCCGGGAACACCCCGCGCGCGCATCTGGGCCGCCCGTCCGCCATAGCCCAGCTTGTTCGACTTGCCGCGGTAGCTGCCCGTCTTCTTGATCGGGGCCATCGCTAGACCGCCTTCCCGCACTTCGGGCAGCGCTTGACGGACTTCGCCATCTTCTGACCGCAGTTCTTGCAGGTCTTCATCACTCGGCCTTCGGCTGGAGCAATTGGGCCTCGGTCACCGTGTAGCCCGCGTTCAGGAACCAGGCCAGTTCCTGCTCGCGTGCGGCGACTTCCTCCGGCGTGGCGTCCTTCGCCAGTGCGTAGATGTTGGCGCGCCCGTTCAAGAACTCCTGGCGCGCCGACATGCCCTTGTAGGCCGGGTCGGGCGACTTGACGATGTAGCTCTGGAACGGCGAAAACGCCGTCTTTGCAGTCACAATGCTTCTCCTGTGCGCTTGAGTGCGATGGTCTGGTTGCTGCCCGTGAGGAGCCGCCAGCCGCGTCCTGCGAGGCCTGCGGCAGCCTTTGCCACTCCGGGGAAGTTCACGTCGTCAAGGACGATTACCCCGTCGTCCTTCACCCACGGCTCCCATGCCGCGAGGTCTGCCGTGACCGATTCGTAGTCGTGCGCGGCATCGACGAAGAGGAGGTCGATCGCGGGCTCCACGAGATCCGGGGGAATCGCTGTGTCGCGGTCGAAGATGCGGACGTTATCGGCGACGCCGTAGCGCGAGAGGTTGTCGATCAGCGCCTCTTTGTACCCGCCGGCAAGATGGTCGGGGTGGTTGCGGACGATCACCTTGTCATCCACAGCCTCGAGCGCTTCGCCCTTGAAGTTGTCCACCGCCCAGGTCGCGCGCCCGCTCATCGCGAGGCTGATCGTCGACCGCCCCTTGAATGAGCCGAGCTCCACGATGAGGCCGTCGGCAGGAACCTGCCGGGCAAGCTCGTTGAGCATCCTGGCCACGTCCTCGATGACGTAGCCCTCCACGTCCTTCGGAAAGACGAAATCCGCGGGCTTCGGGCCAAGCCGTACGCGCCGACCGTTTGGCCCCGCCTCGACCAGCACGGGCTCCGAGAAGTCGTGTTCGTCGGGGCTGCCGATGCCGAACGTCTCAACGAAGTCCTCGCGCCCGATGAAGACCATCTGGGCAGCGTGGCCGCACTGGACGGTCAGGTCGGCCCAGAGGTCGAAGCCCGCGTTGCGCGCCTTGTCGCAGAAGTAGAAGTCCTCACCCGCCGCCGTGTCCGGCCAGCACTTGAACCAGGGGGGCTCAATTGCCTCGAAGACTTCACGCCGGATGAGCATGCAGCCGGTCGCGAGTGCGTCACAGCGGAGAAGGGCGTCGTCGGAGTCCTGGAGGACCGCCGCGTGCCCGAAGACCGAATGCTCGGGGTGGCGCTTGAGGTAGTCGGCCATCTCGCGCCCCTTGGATGCGTACCAGCGGCGGCCGAGGTCATCGACCCGCTGGAAGTCGTAGATGTGGGGGATGGGCGTGTCCGTGCGGGCGAAGTACGTCCCGCCGATCACGTCCTTGTCCCGCGAGAGGAGCCGCAGGATCGTGTCACCGGGGAAGGTCATGTCCGCGTCGAGGAACAGGAGATGTGTGGCGTCCGTTTGCAGGAACGTCTCGACGATCAGGTTCCGGGCGACATCGACCGGCTTGTTCTCGACGCGGATGATCGACGCGCCGGGCGTCTTCTTGAGATACATGACCGTATCGACGAAGTAGCCCGGCCAGTTGCCGACGTGCGGTATTCCGAGGGTGACCCGTGGCTCCATGCGTATCCTCCCGCAAGGCTGGCGGGGAGGGACGGGAGAGGATTCCCATCCCTCCCCATCTGCTTAGAAGGTGTCCGGCGTGGTAGCCGCCGTCACCGTGTAGTTGTTCGCCATATCCCGGTCTCCGAGGAAGATCTGGACAGCGCCGAAGTCGGGAGAGGTGCCGGCGACCGTGGAGACGGTGCGCAGGTACTTCGCCCGCGTGTTGACGCGATGCCGCAGCCGGAGGGCCGTGGTGTTCGTCGCGGTGATCGAGGCCACCGTGTCGAAGGCGTAGAGCGTCGTATAGGTGGAGTTGTCCGTGGAGTGCTGGAGGGTCACCTGAACGGTGTCCCCCACGTCGCGCTTCGGGATGATCACGTTGACCGAGAGGCCGCCGATGGGGGTCTCGTTGATCGTGATCGCCGAGGAGGTCTCCGTGGAGGACATCGACCCGGCACCACTCGTGCGGAAGAACAGGTTGTTGTCGAACATCGTTCGTCCTCCCTTAGATGGCCCGGATGCCCTGGCACTTGACGATCGACCGCGGCCCCCAAAGGGCCAGGCCGAGCGTCCAGAGCAGGCGGAAGCGGTAGGAGTCCTTCGACTCGAGGACGCCAATCGGCATGATGTGAAGCGGGTCGTTCTGGATACCTTCGAGGTCTTCCGGACCCTGCTTGATGAAGTAGATGCGCGTGCCGTGCGCGGTTGAGCCACCCTCGGTGTAGGTGTTGCCGATGATCTTGGTGGACTGGTCGGCCTTGAATCCGAGGTCGTAGAACGGCACGCCGCGATACATGAACGCCGGCTTGCTGGTCGCCGTGTTGAGCGAGCGGCGCGGGTCGTCCACTTCCAGCGGGGCGTTCTTCCAGTTGTAGTCGTTGCCGAGAAGCTGTTCGCGGCGCAGCACGCGCTCCAACTGGTAGAGGCAGTCGCTGTTGGCAAACGCCGCCGTCGGCATGTGGCCTTCGCAGGCAGCCATGCCCTGGTGGATGAGATCGATGAGCGACTGGCCGATAGCGGACGTGTAGCTGGCGGTCAGGTCGATCTCGGTCGAGCCGATCGTCTGCCCGCTGGCAAGGTTGCCGACGAGCTTGTCGATGCCGTCGAAGCCGTTGGGGTCCGTGCCCTGGTCGCCGTTGACGAAGCGGTCGTTGATGACGTAGGCCGCGCCCTTGAGGGCGAGCTTCGTCTGCTGCTGCGACGGCTTGGCGATCAGGTCTTCGGTCGAATCCTCGAGCGGGACGGGGATATCGATGTGATGGGCCAGCCGGTAGACCGAGTGATTGATCGGATGGCCGTCGACGGTCGCCTCGGAGATGGTGCCGTCGAGCGGGATGAAGGCTGGGCTGGGTACGGAATCGTAGCGGACGCCGGTCTCATTGAGACCGCCGATGCTGCGCCACGTCATCAGGTCGGCGATGAGGCCTTCCTGCGCGAGCCCGATCAGAATCCCCTTCTTGAGAGGGTTCTTTTCCAGCTTGGCCCACTGAGCGAGTGAGTAGACCACGCGAATGTCCTTTCCTTAGCGGAACGGGTTCCCGGCGGCGACGGCCTTGCGGCTGTTCCGCATCTCCTGTCGGAGGCCCATCGCCAGGAGCTCGTTCACGTCATCGGTCAGCACGGATTCGGCTTTCTGTCCGCCCGTTCCCTCGGGTCGAGGGATCTGCTTGCGTTCGGCCGCTGCCTGCTGACGCTGTTCCGCCGCCTTGCGGGCGGGTTCGGTGTTCTTGATCCGCTCGTTCGTCTTCGCCTCCGCGAGGGCATCGGCGACCATCTCTGCAAGCTGGGCGATGCCGTCCTCGTTGAGCGGCACCCCCTGTGCTTTCGTGACCGTCGCGGCCTTCACATCGGGGTAGGCGTCGAGCTTTGCCCAGAGGCGGCGGGCCTGGTTGGCAAGCGCCTCACGGGTATCGGCCACTGGCGCGCCGGCAGCGGGCTTGTTCCGCTTGAGCGCCATGTACGCCTCGGCCTGTTCCGGGTTCTCGTCTCCCCACTGGATGAAGCCTTCGGGGTCCTCACGCTTCATCTCATCGATGCGGGCGACCGCCTCGCGGACTTTGGCCTGCTGTTCAGCGGCGGCCATGCCCTGCTCGTAGGCGATCTGGACGGCCCGCTGCTGAACATCGCGTTCAGCGGCAAGGACGGCCTGCATCACTTCCGGGTGACGTTTCGCCGGGATCTGGTTGATGCTCTTGGGGTTCTCTGCGACCTGCGAAACCCAGCGTTCCAGTTGCGCTTCGGGCGATTCGGCCGGCGCATCCTCGTCGGGCGCGTCCTCTTCGTCCTCTTCGACTAACGCTTCGGGTTCGGCTTCGGCCGGTTCCTCGACTTCCGAGCCCTCGTCGGGTTCATCGTCGAAGTTCCCCATGCTGGCAAGGAGTGCCTTCCCCAGCCGGTCTTCAATGCCCGCGTTGGCGCTCTTTTCCGGCGCGGAGGGCTGTGCCTCGTCCGCAACGGAATTGATGCCCTGGTCCGGGGCAAGCTCGGTATCGGCCAACGGAATCCTCCCCGTGCCCCTCGCCGCGTGAGAACGCGAAAAACGCCAGAACCGTTAGGCTCTGGCGTCACGAAAGGGCGCACGGGCGAGGGAAATGCTTAGCCGCTTACACGGCTGCTCGTACTATACCACCGTTAGGCAACAGGTGTAGCATCGGCCTCATGCCGTGGACCGATTGGACGGAAGAGGAGAAAGTCGCTCTCCGCGCGAAGCATGGTTACCCGCCGAATTGGGAGCCGAAGATGCCAGCCCCCAAATGGGACGAACGGCATCGATTCCTCGGAAACGCCTTGGGGGTCATCACGGGCATCGTCATGATCGCGGTCGTGGTCCCTGCTGCCATCATCCTGTTGGTTGCCCTGCCCGCCGGCGGACTCGCTACCGTGTCCGAGTGGCTGTTCGGCGATGGCTTCTACGTCGCGCTTGGATGGCTGCTCTTGCTCTTCGTCATCCTGGCGGGCGCGGTAGCCCTCACTCGCAACGACTAGGCGACCTTCACCACCACAAGCTTCCCGCAGCGTCCTCGCGGGCACCGCACCCGTACCACGGTAGGAGCCTGTACATCGGCGATGCGCCGGTCGCATTCCGGGCACTTCACCGTCACGAACACCACTTCGACGGTTGCGTTCATGCCGCCCCCTGTAGCTGTTGGGCCTCAGAGGCCGTGAGTGGCCCGCCCTTGCCGTTTCCGCCAAAGAAGGTGGTCATGGCCGGGTTTGCCTTCACGAACCGCTCCCGGTCCTTCGTGGTCCGCAGCACTCCGAGAATCCGCCGGCGCACGCCGCTGTAGACCTTCGGGTCGACGGTACCGTCGGCGTTCAGCTTCTTGAGTTCGGCCAGCATCGGCCCCGTGTTCGGCACGCGGACGTTCGCCCGCAGTTGCGTCCAGAGCGCATCGATCTGCTGCGCCTCGCTGCCCGTGAAGCCCTTGTACTTGGGCAGGTCGAAATACTTGGAGCGAAGCGCGGCAGCCTGTTTGTAGGCCGTGACCACCGGCGTGTTCCCGAGCCCCTGCCGGTCCTGAATCCATGCCTGGTCTTCGGGCTTGAGGTTGGCGACTTCCGCGTCTACCGCATCCCAGTTGATCGCGCCGGTCGCGTCCTGGTTGCGCTGGAGGATCTGGGCATACCGTTCCGAGGCGTTGCGCGGGTTCGTGATGGGCTTGTCCTTGCCGTAGATGGCAAGCTGCGCGCCGGCAAGTTGCGTCTTGCGGTCGTCGTACTGTTTCAGCCAGTCCTCGCGCGTCATCTTCCCGGAGAGGAGTTGCGCGTCGGCGGCCTGCTGCTGCGTAGTGAAGTCGCCCTTGATGGCCTCGTACTTCTGGCGGTTGGAGTTGCCGCGGTCGACGGCAGCCTGCCATGTGTCGGGGTGCGCTGTTTTGATCTCCGCTTGCTGCGAAGAGAGGAGGTCATAGAAGTCCTTGCCGTACTTCGCCTGCGCGATCTGGTTCAATTCCTCGGTTGGCGAGAGCGGCGACGCCTTGAGGCCCGTAACACCTATGGCCGTGGTGCCGAGCGGCTTCTGCCCGATGTCCGAGACGGAGAACGGGAGCAACTGGCGGAAGAAGTAGCCTGGCGTGTGCGAGTCGCGGTTATCGAACGTCTGCCCGCTGAACACGTCCCACATCGTGCCGACCACGGGGCTCGCCTTGCCCCGGACGAAGTTCTCCGCGCCGCCTCCGACTTTGCTGAGTGCCCCGCCGACGTTGCCATGAATGAGCTCGTTCGCCCCCTGCACGTCACCCTTCGCCATCGAGACGGTCCCTTTGAGGAGGGAATCCCACGGGCCGAAGAGCGAGATGTCCTGTCCACCGAGGCGGATGCGCATGAAGTTGGCGTTGGTCGGGTCGAACAGTTCACGATAGTCCAGCGGCCGTCCGCTTGCCTCATTCGCAGCGACCGTCATCAAGACGCCTGTCCCAATCAGCCGCCCCATCATCGAACGCGCTTCCTGCCCCGTGAGGCTGCCATCTGTGAGCCCCTTGTGGACAAGCTCGAGTTGCGACTGAAGGAACCGGGGGGCAAAGGTCGCGAACTGGCCCGCATCGCCGCCGAAGGTGTTGGGAGACCACCCGGTTGCGAGGTTGGCGGCCGTCGTCACCTGCCGGGCGATCGCGGGGTCAGCAATGTTGAAGCCGTTCTTGGCCGCGTTCTCGAGCGCCGTCTGTGCCAGTTCCAGCCGCATGGTGTCGCCGAAGTAGCCAAACGCCATGTTGGACTGCTTGATGACCGGGAGATCCTGTAGCCCCTTGCTCGCACGCGGGAGCGCGCCACGGACGGCGAACTCTGTATCGCGGCCGCCGACGTGGAGCCCGTTGGCGATGAGTTGCTTCGAGGTGGGCAGGCCTTTCTCTATCGCCTTTCGGTCGTATTCGAGCATGTACTTGCCGAGCGCCTGCGGGTCGGCGATGGCCTTGAACGCCACCCCGAGCGCCTTGCCGTAGCCAATGGGGTCACGCACTGCCCCGAGCAAACCCTGAATGCCCATGAAGGACACGTCCGCCGTCGCGTGAAGCCCCCGAAGAAGGTTGTTCGTCGCGGCGCTTGCTCGGAGGAGTGAGGAGCCGCGCCCACTCGGAGGCCGTTCTGCTGCCAGGTACTTGTTTGCAGCGTTCGCCACCACGTCGGGGAAGGTCATGCCGTTGAGTTGGTCAATGCCGATCTTGCCCTGCTCGCGGGGTGTCTGGTAGGCCCGCTCTTTGGCACGCTGCCACTCCGGCAGAAATTGCTCGTAGGCCTGTTTCGTCGCGTCGAGTTGCTGGGCGATGGAGTCAGCAAGGCCCGACCACTTGTCACCGCGCGCGCGGAGCGCCGTGACCCGATTGTCCATCTGGCGCATCGTTGAGAACACCGCGTCAGGGGCGAGGTCGTGTGCGGCCCCTGTTACGTTGGCCTCTGCGGCCCGCAACCCTTGTGCGCCGGTATTGGCCTGTGACTCCGCGATGCCCCGCCGCAACATCGTCGTGTTACTGGCTGCTTCGGCGTTGATTGGCATAGCTGTACGCCCGGTAAGCTGGCGCAACTCCTGTCGCGCTGCATCTGCATCCTTGACCGCTTGAAGCACTGTGTCGTTGAGCGCAGGAAGCCGCACTCCGAATCCAGTTGGGGCGACTTCTCCGAGGCCGATGCGATTCCCCTGCTCAGCCTTGATCCCCTGGGCTTCGTCGAATTGCTGGCGGACAATTTGCAACTTCGCAAGAGCGTTATCAGCCCGAGCCTGGGCAGCTTTGAACTTGGATCGAGTGATGGCGTCTTTGGTGGCAGCGCCTCCCGCATCTCGCGAGGCCGAGAGTGCCTGTCGTCTCGCCAGCCGCAATTCCGCTTGTGCGTCGCGCAGAGCTGTGCGAGCAGTGGCACGATCGGTGATGCCTCCCTGCAATCGCTCAAGAGGAGAGGCAATCGCGTCTGCCTGACTCGTCGCGATACCCGCTCGCTTCTCAGCAGTGGTCAACTTCCGCCGCATCGAATCCATTTGCGTGCGCAGCGCGTTGACCTTTGCCTGCATCGCTTCGGGAATCCGGTCGGCGAACGTCTGCCCCACCGGCACGCCGTTCTCGTCCGTCAGGTTGCGGAAGTAATTGGCGACGTGCTGGTCGATGATCCGGTTGCCCGCGTCACGAGCGTAGGACTGCAACGCCTCTTCGAGCGGAGCGTACTGGTAACCGGCATCGATGCCATGGGCCTGCGTGTCGAACACCGCGCCCTTCTCGAACCCCTTGCGGCCGCCGACGCCACCGCTGCGCCCGCTGCCCACCTTCATCGGGAGGTCCGCACCCTCCACATCGGCACGTCCACGCGGGAGATAGAAGCCGCCATCGACCACGTCGGCGCGGCTGTTCACGTCCACGCCTACCTTCGTGAGGAGGCCGTGGTACGGCTGGACTTCCGCCCGCAACTGCTCCATGACGCGCATCTGTTCCGGGGTGAGGAACGGCGCGAACTCGGGCAGGCGCGCGGCCACGTCCTGCACCGTTGGGTTGCCCACGAGGTCCGTGATGCGGCCCCTGGCGTCACGGGTGAATGCCTGGTCAACGAGGGTCTGGGTGATGGCTCCGAGACGTGAGGCCTGGGCGTCGATGACCGGCTGGGCCTGCTTGCGGGCGCGCATCGCGGGCGTTGCCATCGGGTCTTCCTCGACGCCGATGCCGAGCGTGCGCTTGACGGCGTTCATGGCCGTGTCGACGCGGTTCAATGGCGTCGGGGTGATGTCGGGGAGTTGGAAGGGACCGACCTGCACGGTGGGCAACGGTTCCTGCCCGCCCGGCGTGATGCCCCCCGACGGCGGCTCAGGGGGACCGGGAGGAGCGGAATCGGGAGGAGGAACGTTACCGCCGTCGGAGGCAGGGGCCAGCGGCGGCGCGCTCTCCGGGGTAGCGACTTCCGGGGCGCTGCTCGCCGCTGTGTCGGGCGCGGCGGATGCGGCTGGAACAGGGAGCTCGCCAGCGTTCCCCACATCGGTAACGCCTATTCCGGGAGCCTCTGGAACAGGGTTTGTATCAACGTTCCCCAGAGGTTGCGCCTTGACCATCGCCGCGCCGGGCACCGCGCCCATCTGGTAGGCATCCTTCAAGCCCGTGACTTCCGCTGCCTTTCTGGCGATCGCCGGTCCCTTCTTCGCCGCAATCACGCTCCCCGCGAGGATGAGCGCCTGCTGCACGTCGGGCGAGAGGTTCCGCCAGCCGGGCAAGTCCTGGGCGTACTGTGTCGCGCCCTCGGTCGCGATGTTGAAGGCCGGGGCGGCAAGCGCCGTCGAACCACCGCTGAGGGCCGCAATCCCCACCTGCAAGGGGTCGCTGAACGTCCGTAGCGCGCCGCGTCCCACGAAGTCCTGCTGTACCTGCGGGTTGTTGATGCGCTCGTTGACCGCGCCCTGTCCGCGCTGGTACTCGCTCACGGGGTTGGTCACGAGGCCGAGGAGCGATGCGCCCATGTCACGGAAGTCCGGCTTGTCCCGGTAGAACTGCCCCGTCGGCTGCCCCTGCGCATCGAGGATCGGATGCCGCCCGGCGCGTGACTCGCCTGTGAGCGCGGCGAAGATGGGGGAGCCGTACTCGCTGCTCAACTCGAATGGCTTTGCCGCGACACTGAGCCCCGTGTGGAGCGCGCCCGCGGCCACGTCCTTCACATTGCTGGCGAAGTCGCTCAGGAACCCGCCGCCGCTGTCGCCGGAAGGGTTGTCGGCGATGGCCTGCCGCTTGAAACTCGCGGCCTGGGTGAGGGTGTTGCGGAGGATGCCTCCGTCGCTCGGAGCGGGAGATGGCGCTGTGGCGCGCTGTGCGGGCTGTGGCGGCGCGGAAGCGAGCACACCGGGGTCTATCCCGATCTTGCTCAGGCGGTCAGAGAGAAACGAGTCGAGTTGCGAGCCGTAGTCCTTCGGCTGGGCCTGCGCTCGAGCCAGCCGGGCGGTGCGTTCGGTGCGCGTCTCGTAGCTCCACGGTCCGGGCATCGGCTAACTCCCGTAGTAGGCGACCTGCGAATAGCGCCCGTTCGGTGCTCCCCTGCGGGCGGCGTTGAGGATGTCATCCCAGTTGACCCCGAGGCCCTGGCTGTAAAGCGATTGCGTCTGCGCCTGCTCCGACGGGGCGAGCTGGTTGTACCGCTGCAAGGAGATGTTGAACGGTGCGCCGTAGATACCAAGCTGGGGGTTGTCGATGGTCGCCCCGAAGCTCCCGAACTCGCGGCTCGGGGTAGCGCCCGTCAGCTTCTTGTAGAACGGCTGATTGCCGAGATCCTGCGGCTTGTAGGTGTTGAAGGTGAACGTCGGCGAACTGAGGTCGCTGCCATACGTGCCGCCACTCGCGGCCTTGGGGAGTTTCTTGCCGCCCTTGCGGGCCTTCCCGAGGATGACCTGCGTCTGCTCGTGGTTGAGCACGCGAAGGATGGGCCTGCCGGTCGCGGGGTCGACTTCCGCCTGGGCGATCTCCTCGTGGCCCGTCGTGCCCTTCCGCTTGTCCCCGACGACGGCCGCTGGCACATCGCCCCCGCCATGCGTGCCGACGATGCCGCCGTCGAAGAGTCGAGAGATCCAGACCGGGTAGCCCGCCGGCACCTGACCCGTGAACTCCCGCCCGGTTGCCGGGTCCACCACGCGATAGTTCGACGTGTCCCAGTTGGCGATGTCCGTCGGGCCAGCGCGCCCGGTCGTGTACATCTGGCCCTGCCCGCTCTTGAGCGAGTCGACGAGCGTATGGTCGAGGCCATACGTACCGGGGGTATTGTCGCCGGGGTTGTTGACCGAGGAGTTAGCGGTCACCGTTGGCCCGCCGCTGCCCCACGGCGTTCCCGTGTTGCTGTAGGTCGAGACGGGCGTGGTCGCGTTCCTGGGCGGCACCACACCGGGAGACGTGCCCGAACCGTACGAACTGAGGTCCGGTCCGGTCACGGTCGGCGCAGACGGCGTGTAGCCACCCGTTGCCCCCGCCCACGAGGGAGCCGCGCCAGGGTCCGGAGCGAGCGTCGGTACGTTACCCTGCACCGATGCGAGCGTCGGCACGTCGGGAGCCTGGATGTTGGACTGCTGCACCAGGTCTTTGAGGAGCGCGAACGGATCGATCGTCGTGCTCGCCTGCGGGTTCGGGGCGTTCAGGCCGTTGAGCAGGTTGTTGTACGCCACCCAGTCCTGCGGCCCCTTGCGGTCGGCCAGCATCCCGAGCGCGTTCTGCTCGAGGCCAGCCTTGGCGTTGCGCTGGTTGAAGTTGAACTGGTTTTGCCCGAGCTCGAAGTTGGCGTTACCGAGCTGTTCCTGGTGGCGCTGCAAGGCGAGCTGGGCGTCGCTGAGCCGCTGCCGGTAGAGAAGGTCGGCGCGGTCGAGGCCGAAGCGGGCGGCGTCGAGCGTGTACTGCCGATCGGCGGTCGCCTTGCGGATGGCGTAGTCGGCCTGCGCCTGGGCGAGTTGCGCCTGCAGCCCCTGTTGCTGGAGGCCAACGTCCTGTTGCTTGCCCCAGAGCGAGATGTCCTGTCCACGCTGCGTGAGCTTGTTCTGGGCCACGAGGTTCGCGATGTAGGCCGCGTCGAGCGGCACCTGCGTTCCCGTAAGCGTCTGCTGGCCCGCACCCGTGGCAACGGTCGAGGGGACGTAGCCGAGGTACACCTGTGCGCCGGCGGGGATGACCATGTTGGGGTCCGTGAGCCGCGTCCCGTCGGGAGCGAACACCGGGACGCTGTAGTCGCCAACGCGCGAGGTGCCGGCGAGGCCCGTGGTCGTGAGCGTCCCAAACTGCGCTTCGGCGCTGGGAACACCGCTGTAGGAGGCGAGGTTGAGGGCCATTAGCGCGCACCCGCTTTCTGGAGCCACCACGGCAGCATGGAAGAGGTTCCGGGCGTCGGCAGAGCCGAGGTCACGGAGGGAGTAAGGACGCTCGTCACATTCCCCACGGCAGGGGGAGCATTCCGTCCGCCGCTGTGGTCCGCGAGCCACTTAGCGAGGTCGACCGAACCGTCAGGCATGTTCACGTCGGTCTTGAACGGCGCGGTGAAGGTCGGCGCGGCTGGAGGCGCGGAGGCGTAGCTGGCAACCGTCGGCAGCGCGTTCCCGCCCGTGAAGGTGGGAGTCGCGATGCTGGGGGCTGGCCCACTCGCCCCGCCTGCCTGGTCGTAGGCCGCGAGGTCCGCACCGGGGTTCATGGACTGAAATCCGGGATAGGAGATCAGCGTGTCATTGGCCCCGACCCCAGCCTGCCCGGCAAGGGCTGAGAGCGCGCCCCCGAAGTCGGCCGCTGTGAACTTCGTTTTCCCGCCGCTCGTGCCGTACTTCATGACCTGCTCACGCGCCTGCTGCTGGAGATTGGCGCGCTTCGTCGATTCGTCCTGTATGCCGAGGTAGCGGTTGATGTCGGCCACGCTGCGCTGGGTCGCGTTGCTGTCCGCCGCGAGGCCGATGCGCTGCTGTTCCTGGGCCTGTGAGACGGCCGTGTCCTTCTTGGACGCGACGTTCTGCGCAGCGTTCACCATCGACCCGAGAAGCTGCATCTTCTTGGCCCAGTTCTCGTAATCGGTCTGGTAATCGCTGTTTAGATCGCTCTGGTAGCGCGGATCGTTCGGGTCCGGCTCCATCGCCATCGTCTCTTCCCAGATCTGCTGCAACGCGGCGGCGCGCTGTTCCGGGTCTTGCGTGTTGGTCGTGTCGGCGGCTGTTGGCTGGGTCATCGCTTACCCTCCGAATCCCGGCGGCGAACCGAGCCGCGCGCTGTCCTGTGTCGCCCGCAAGGTCGCCAGTGGCGCGGCCTGCGATGGCGTTCCGTACGGCCCACCGGCCCCGAGTTGCGGCGCTCCGAAGCGCGCCGCGAGCTTGAGCAATTCGGCCTGCGCCCTCGGGTCGTTCCAGTAGCCGGGGTCACCCGAATCCCGCATCGCGAGCAGTTTGTCGTACTGCTCACGCGGGCTGAGGGGATAGGTGAACGGCGGATAGCCGGAGATGAGCAAGGCGTCCTTCACCTGCTTTTTCATGGCGAGGTAGCCGTCAACCATCTCCTTCACGACGCTGTTCCAGAACTCGCCCGAGAGTTCGCCGCTCATCCCACGACGCTCCTTTGCTGGCCCGCGCGGTTGCGGCTGCTGCTGCCAATCTCCGGCCCCGGCCGCGTCTGGAATGCACCCTGTGACGCGCGGTTCTGTTGCGCTCCGACGGCGGGAGGCTGAGGTGGTGCGGGATTGACGGCAGGATTCGCACCGCCCGGCTGCGGCGGTTGCTGTGACTGGATGGGCTGCCCGTCCGGCCCGACAAGCCCCGATGGCGGCTGCTGGGGCTGTTCCATCGCCCGCACCTCGGCCATCGCTTCCTGGATGGCGAGCGAGGCGAGCTGTTCCATTGCCGTGTCCACGATGAGCATCCGGTCCCAGGCGGCCGGGTCATCCGCGCCCGCTGCCCGCTGGACTTCGCGCCGGGGGATGAAGCCCTGCTTGTTCAGTTCCGCCTTCTGTTGCGTCGCGGCCATCCGGTTCGCATCGCTGAGCGGGTCGATAGTCACGATCGCCGGGCTCACGCGCTTGCCCACGTCGTCCGGGCTGAGGTCGATCCAGTCGGTCATCTCCTCGTCGGTCGCGCCACCCTGGGGGACGCTGGTGACGAAGCTCACCTTCTCCTTCACCGTGAAGGCGACCGTCTCACGGGCGTAGTCGCAGATCTCCCCGATGGTGCGCGCCATGTTGTCCATCGGTGATTCGTACTGCGTCGTGGCCGCCTGCGTGAGGCTGTTGACTGTGTAGCCTGCGGGGTCCGCGCCAGGACTCTGCCCCTGGGCAATCGGGTTCAGGCCGCTCTTCTGGTAGAACGTCGTGAGGGTCGAGATGATCTCGCCCGGCATCTTCGGCTGGAAGCCGGCAAAGGCGTCCTTGATGTCCTGCCCCGGCAAGAGGATAGGCGCGTCGTCACCGCTCAGGTCGAGCGTGGACGGCACATCGTGTGGCACCTGCTGGTTCGCAGCGGTCGTGACCACCGGCTTCGCCCGGCTGGAGGTGAAGGCCGAATCCGTGGCGAGCGTGATCAGGTCGTTCAGCGTCCGCTCGATGTTCGTCATGCCCCACGTGATGCCCTGCACCATCTCGGAGATGTTCGGGCTGCCCGTGGTGACACCAAGCGTCACGAACACCGGCACGCGAGACGACGGCAGCTTGTGCGGCACCAACTCCACGAGCTCGCCTCCGACCACGTAGCCGTACCAGTGGCAGTCGTAGTAGCGGAGCGTGAGCACCGTTCCCTGCGCATCGGACTGGCCGACAAGTTGGTCAGAGCGCCAGCGGCCGTCCTCGTACTGCTCGCTCCGCTGTTGCGGCCAACCGGGGCTGCCCGGCTGGGGCAGTCGCACCTTCTCCTGGAAATCCGCGCTGCGTGTCTTGAGTGCGTTGAAGACCGGCCGGTACGCCTTCTGCTCCACGATGAGGATGCGCGTAATCTTGCCGTCTTCCTCGTCCCACATGACCGCCAGCGGGTCGATAACCCGTAGCCCGAAGGGATTGCCGGCTGCCCGGATCTCCTCGTCTGTGCGCTCGAGGTACGCCTTGTCGTCCTCTTCGCTGTGCTGGTCGAGGTCGAGCTTTTCATAGGCGTCCGTGATGAAGAACTCGAGCACGCCGATACCGTCACCGAGCACCTGGTCCGCGTGCCGCCGCCAGATGCCGCCATGCTTGCCGCGCTCGAAGGTGGCAATCAGTTCCTGGCACCATCGCTGTTGTGCCGTGGCGTTCGCCTCTGCCTTCGGCCCCTTGCCGAGCGGACGCACCTTCACCTTCGGCGTGTTGCGGGTCGCCATGCTCGCCACCCGCAGGATCTCGTTGTGGGACATCCGCAGATGGACGCGCCGCCCGTCCTTGAGCCGCTTCTGCCACTTTGGAGGCAGCATGTCGCGCATGTAGCGCACGTCGCGGTTTTCGGCGATGGCGTCATGCAGCGGGGCGAACGTCGACGTGAGCCGCGAGTACATCTCTTCGATGTCCGCCATCTCGGGCTTTGGGTACGCCGTCGCGTTGGGTCGCTGGGCCGCGCGGAAGGCCGCCAGTTCGGGCGTACCGTCCAGCTCGGCTTGCTGCTCCTTCGTGAGACCGTCGGGATACGTCATCGCCGCACCTCGTCACGCCAGATGCGAAGGCCGAGAAGCATCATCCAGAGGGACAGGAACATCGTCACATTCGCACCGCCACTCGCTTCGTGATGGGCACCGGGCGCGCGGCATAGGTCGCCACCGCGCCGCTCACCGCGTCCACCTGGTCGTCATGCGCGCCCAGCGGGAACGAGCACACCTCGTCGAG